ACAGCCCATTGATACTCTCCAATTCTCGTTGGACGAGAAAGGAAATTACCTAGGTCTGAGTCACTGGTGTTACTTAAGTTCATTGTAGCATCCATACCCGATCCAATGGTGGAGGTCCACCCAGGATCTTGTTCTTGAAAGTTTGTAATTTGAGATGTGAGATTTGCAGTTCCCTCCTCCTGGATTACGCCAAGGGAGCCGCTTTGGGGTTCATATAATGAGTTAGTAATGCTGTTTGTTTATAAAGGTCAGGGTCGTGCATCATCGATCCTGCCTATTCAGATTTTGGTGTGTGGGGCTATAAACCACTGTGACTAAATAATCACTCGCATGTTCGCGTCATTCATAATGTGCTAAAGCAGTCTGCAGCTAGGGGAATCCTGAACCCTAGTTATACATCTGTAATCAGAAACACACGCTGTTTTGGTTTCCCAACTGGGTAATGACGACGGCACAGTAACCGCCTCCAGACAGATTTATAGTCATGACGGACTGGTACATATAACATATAACATAAAACATAAAACATAAATAAATAAATGAAACTACTTTGAAATGGGTACTTTATCTAAGAAATCTGCAAAACGACGAGGAAAACGTGGTTCTCCGATGCATTCTTCCAACATATAGCCCATCTCTGTACATGTAATACCGTAAACGGTTAAGTCTGGTCTCAACAGGGCAATGACTCCTGCATATTTGATCGCTTGTTTCTTGACATGTTCAGCATGTTCGGCCGCACGACCGACAACACGCTTGCATTCAATTACAAGAGCGACTTGACTATCCAAGTACAACAGATCAATTTCCCCAAGAAACTGAGCTCCCATAACAATGTTTTCACACGTTGGGATGCCCAAGATTGCCTTGGTTCTATCAATTAGTGTATCCTCCTCGGCCACAGCCTCTACTTCTTCCCTATAAAGAGGTTCAGTTTCGGTTGACCATTCTGAGCTAACAGAGAATCCTGAAGAATCATCGTCGATGTCTAAGTGATCTCTAAGCATTTGGACCTTTAAGGCCCTCTTGCCAGTGAGATTCGCTTTTTCCAAAGTTTTTAAAGTCTTCTCGGGATTCTGTAGGCCTAAAATCCATTTGTACGTCTTTTCCTTTTGACTAGGGGTAAGAGTACCTGATTGTACTTCATACTTATCCTTCCATTCATTAACTCGTTGAGAGTAAGTAATGTCTAAATCAGGAACAGGCAAGTTAGCTTTAGAAGCTATCTCCTTCATTTGTTCCCTACGCATTTCATACTTCTCCTCTCCGTGGAAAAACCACTCCCTCATAGCGCCTGCTAAGTTCATAGCGCTCACAGTTTCTGGGGAGACAACTTTAGATTCCAAGATAGAATGTAGACTTTTAAAAATACTACCTTCATCTA